CAAGCGTTTTCGCGCCAGGAATTTTGAATGCAGACATTTTTTCCAAACCACGCAAGACTGCGTTGGCCGTATTTGAAGTGTTTTCAGCGCCTGATTTTTTAACTAACGCATCTTTGATTGTATCGCGTAAGTCAAGAATTTCCTCACGTCCAGACTTGCCAAACAACTCGGTCAATTTGTCTTCAATTTCTAACTTGTCAATTGCCCTACGCAGAGAATCAGCTTTTGTGATCCCGCTAATGCCAGTAGCTTGGCCTTTGAGCCATTGAACCGTTTGGCCTTTTAGTTCGCTCATGGCACGTTCGCCCTCTGGCCCTGCGCGTTTGAGCAATTTGGTGATTGATTGCAAATCTTCTAAGGAACTATCAAGCACTACGTCATTAAAAATTCCAGAGATACGAACTTTTCTATCTTCGCCTTTACTGCTAACTAATCCAGCAACGGCAGAAACATCCTCAAATTCTTTGGCAAATTGCTTGCGAGCGGCGCGGGCCTCCCTGTATAAATCTCCACCGACGCCTTCGGTTGCTTGATCTATAAGATTTTTAATTTCTTTGCTATGAGCAGAATTTGGATATTTACCGACTAATTGGTAAATATCGTCCATTGTTCTAATCGGTACGGTTTTAGTTCCTTCTGGATCGTTTTTGGCAAGTTGTTCTGCGACCGCACTCAAAACAGGATCAAGTTTTTCTCTTTCGGTAACCGTTTTTGATTCAATAAAATCAATAATCGGCTTATATGGTGCTGGTGCTAATGTTTCGCCAGAAGTGTCCGCAAGCTTGTATTTATCTTTAAAATTATTGAACGATCTTTGATATTCTGCCATCAAGGGTTTGTCAACAATTTTACCGATTTCCCGCAAAAATATAGGATCGGTGTCTGCCATTTGTGCGCCGGTTGCCTCGGTCAGTTTTTGAAACTGTCTACCGATTGCCTCTTGCTGTTGCTGTTTAAGATTGGTCAACGGAGCCACCAACTTAGGCTCGCCTGACTTAATCAAATCTTGCTCAAGTTGCTGTTGAGCCAGACTTTGCAGTTGTTCGCCTTTGGTCAGAGGGATGCCTTGACGTTGAGCGCGTTCTGCCCGCATCAAGGCTTCTTGCGTCAACGCTGCGCCACCACCGGCCATCTGGGGTTCTGGAGCGCGTACCAAAGCGTTTTGAACCGTTTGGGCTACGCGTTGCGCTGCTGGTGCAGATCGAGCGGCAAGCGCGTTTACGCCTTGTGCAATTTGTCCTGTTTGACCAATAACGGGAGAAAAAGCAGGAAGTGCAGAGCCTATAGCACCAAGCGATTGAAGGTTAGCTTGTGCGCCGGCCCCACTAGGCTGATACGTTCCAGCCTCCGTGACTTTTTCTGCCAACTTAACATTTGGGCCTTGACCAATTTTGCCGCCCAGAACACCAGCAACTTGACCGGCCAAACCACTAACACCACCAGAAATAATACTGGCAGCAGTTTCTGGCAACGCACCAACCCTTTCAAAAAAAGATGGTTCTGGTTTTGGCGGCAGCGTAATCGTGCCAGGGATCTGACTGGCGGTCCCTGCGATGCCGGTTTGTTTGTAAAAATCTGCTTTTGGAATTGACGAGTAGAATTTTTGATGCAGCGCATCAACTAATTCCAAATCTGGAACTTCCGAATACATCGGAAACTTTTCTCGGATTTCCAAAATTGAAGGCATTATTTTTTCCCAAATAACCCAAGCGGGTCTGCGCCAGTTGCAGCACCGGCAGATGGAGCGCCACCGACAGGGCCACCAGAAATTTCATCAATTTTTTTAGCAAACGGACCAGCCACTTGCCGCATTGCATTAATAGCCAACCTACGCGCTTCTTGTTTTTGTTTAATAGTGCTATCTTTATCCCCAACTTGCGGAAAATATTTGCGATCTTCCCTAGCAAATTCATCTGGGTTTATAGAAGCGCCAGATTCTTTTCGCAGCACGGCGGTAATGAAATTTTCTTTTGCTTGTTCGTAATTATTTTGTTTTTCGCTTGACAATGGCCGCATAATACTTTCTACGCCGGCAGCAAGTTTTTCGCCTTGATATGGAACCAAACTTTGCAAAGTTCCAGAAACAAAACTTTTGAGCCCACCTCCTCCGGTAACGCCTTCTTTTTCTAGACTTTCTAGAGTTCTGTTTGAATTATCCATCCGGGCGCCAAAGGCAATTGCGTTGCCTTGGGCTTCGTTTGGTGGCTTGCCTTCAATACCAGTTACGGCAACAAACTTACCTTGTGGATTTTCTGCGGTTGGAGCGTAAACAAACCCGCCGGCAGAAGCATCAAACTTGGGTTGTTTGGCTTGATAATCTGCTTGTTCAATTTTTTTCTTTTCAAGAGCAATTTTTTGAGCATCCTGACCAATACGGGTAGCACCTTGAGATTCAATAACTCTAGCGTGTCGAGCCGCTTCTGCTGCTTGGGCAGCGGAAACGTCCATGATTGGTTTGCCGTTTGCGTCTTTAACAAGTGTTGTTTCGCCGGTAATCTTGTCAATCCTGACAACACCAGCGGGGGTGCTTCTATAATCAGCAGCGGTTGATCTTTCAAACGCCAACTTTTCAGCAGCAGTTGCTGCATTTCTTTCTTGAGTGATTGCGGTAAACAACTTTGCTTTTTGATCTTCAAGATCTTTAATTCTGGCTTGAACAGGACCAAGGCCAGCCGAATCAGAACTTTGAAGCCTTGAGATTTCGTTATTTACCGCGTTTAGTTCACCTTGCAAACCAGACGCCATCGGCATAGCTGCAAAAGCCGGTGCTGGAACGGCGGCAGTTTGTACAGGCGCAACCATTGCGTTAGCAACTGGTTGTGCTTGCAAAGCAGTTGGAACCAAAGCATTTCCAACAGGCGCTGCAACAGGTTGCGTTTGTCCACGTCCACCGAGAACGGCTTGCGCGCGCTCTTGCTCCAACAACGCTGGCATCTTGTCCAACGCAGTTGCGCTTCTTGCAATCAAACGCTGCAACCCATTGGGTTGAGCAAGTTCTGCCATGATCTGAGCGCGAGAGCTTTCAGCGGTCACGCCTCGACTTTTCAAATATTCTCCCAAAACGGGATCGGCATGGTTGGCTTCATGCCATGCAATGTATTCTTCTTGCGTTCTGACGTTTGCCAGCAATGCTTTTGATTGGTCAAACCTTTGGTTAACGACTTTTCCAAGTTGTTCTTTACGGGCCAGTTGTTCTTTCTCAACTTCGGCAAGTTGTTTCTCAATTGCAAGAAGTTTTGACCCAACGCCGGCGGTTGCCACTTTTGCACGCAACGTAGGCAAATCAATCTGGCCTGTTTGCGGGTTGTACGCTTCCATGTACGCTTTGTTAAGCGCGTTCTCCGTCTCTTCCCCGCGTCGAGCGGAAGCAAGAGTGTACTGAGCCAATGCGTTTTGGTTCTGCGCGTTTTGGATGCCAGCAACCGTGCTGTACATCGCCAACGGATTTTCAAGTTGCAGAGGCCGGACGCCAAGTGCAATAGATGAGTCAATTGCCATTTTTAATCCTTAAGGTCCGAAGCCACCGCTAATTCTTGTACCAGAAGAATACAAACCATAATCAGGGGAGGTGTAACCAGAATACCCACCAGCGGAAGATGGCAAGCCGCCATAGCCTAATGTATTACTTGAAGGCAATCTACCAATTAACTGCTGGTTCTGCATGTAGTTCAAACCAGTACCAAGTGCAGACGTAAGCGCGTTGGTCCCACCCACATAACCAGAAGCGCGGGCGTTTGCTGCGCCCGTATAGCCAGCGGCGGCAGCGTTGCCAAAATTACCAACTGCTGATGTATCAGCAGAAGTTGATGATAAACCGGGGCCTGTTGCGTACCCCATCAATGGGTTCAACTGGTTAGCGCGGTTTGTGTTATAGCGTTCGTATGCCCTTTGATATTCCAAAGAACCCAAATCTTGGTTGTAACGCTGTGCGCCTTTCAACGTAGCGCCAGACAACAACCCACCACGCGCTGCTGCCGTGCGGTCAAGTGCTTTCATGCCTTCGGACAACCGAAAAGCGTAGCCAGGGTCTGCTGTAAAATCGGCAGCACTAAAATCACGCGCGTACTTGCCAAAATCAGGCGAGTTTGGATTAGTTACAAACTCTGAAGGAGTGCCACCAGCAGGAGTGGTAGGGGAATTGATGCCCAACAACGTCATTAGACGATTTTGTGACGCAACTCCAGCTTGTCTAAACGGTTCATTAAGAGATATTTGACGATTCAAAGCGTCTTCTTGAGCTTGAATGCCTCGTTCAGCCGCAGCCGTTTGTGTGCTTGCCGCTCTGTTTGAGGCATATCCCCCAATAATAGCGCCCCCTACAATTGCCGTTGCAACCCAAGTCATTGCAGTTCTCCTTGCAGGGCTTTAATTTCTCCTGCGATTTTCAATAGATTACTAGAGTCAAACAACGCCGTGTTGTCAGGCTCAATAAGTTCTGCTTCAATCTCATCAAGATCGGTTTTGTCTGTGCGGTGAATCGTAATGCCAATAGCATCACTCACGGCCAAGGTTACGCGCTTGGTTTCTGGCTTAGACTCAACCACATCGCCAGCTTGCAAACGCTTCATTCCGTTTTCGGTCCACGCAATTATTTCACCCATCGCGCACAAAAACAAATGATGATGCTTGTGAACTTTGCCTACAATCAACGTGCCAGCAGGACGAAAAACCTTCCTGCAATACATTCCAGCTTCTGAAAAATAATGCTCAGTTTGCAGATCAACTTGCGGCATCTTGACCATTTCGGCCTGTAACCGATCAATCTGCTCCCGTGATGGGACAACGTGGGCTAAATCGTTCAAGTGATCTCCCGTCCGTTAGCCCGGATGTTAATCGCTGATGCCGTCCCTGCGATAGTGCTGATGAACCCGCTAGGGCCAAGTGCAGCGCCCGTGATCTCAGGAAAGGTATACGTCTCTGACGGTTGTAGCGTCTTGGTCTTGACGATCAGGTTCTGGTTGCCCGCCGAGTCTGCTGCCGTGACCAAGTTGACGCTGATTGTGGCCGCTGACGCGCTAAAGTTGGTCGCGGTAAACTTGTCCACAAGCGCGGTCACACCGTTAGCGGTGTACTGGGTCGTCTGGCTAGGTTCAGCCAGCTTTGCTGGGATCAAGACTTTTACGGTTACAGTCATGGTTGCGTCGCCTTGTATGCCAAAACTAGCGCGTCGTAGTCATCACCGATCTGAGCCTTGAGAACGTCTCTAATCCTAGAAGACTTGTTCTGCTCTGCTTTCTCGGTCCTCACCAACGACCGTAGACGGTCACGGTACTGATAATCGCTGATTGCCTGTACATCGTCATCAGACAACGAATGCGGCAGATCCTCAACTTTCACACCCTTGAACGCTACCCAATCCTGCGGCCAGTCGCCTGACGGAAGTGCCAATAGCATAGCAGAATAGTTGTCAATGTTCACCTGGTACGCATAGATCTCCATCTCGCGGTGGTAGGCGTTCATGACTGTTGACGCTAGTTTTTCGTTATCAGTAATCATCTTGATTGATTGGAAAAAGATACTGCCAAGGCGTTAGTAGGAAGCGTTCCGGGGTTAGAGTATTTTGTACCAAAACCACCAGACCACGGATATGCTGCGGTGTACGGAGACGTTGTATTTCCCGTCGTCACAATACTATCAGCGGTACTTGACCAATCCATTGATGTTGTCGCAGTCGTTGGCAAAGACGCAGGGTCAGAATACTTAGACCCAAACCCAGACGACCACGCCCAAACGGTAATGTATGGCGAGGTTGCAGACCCCGCGCCCAACAACGTGCCTGTTGAGGCAAATTTTAGCGAGTCAGTTGTTCCCACCGGCAATGATGACGGGTTGGCGTACTTTGTTCCAAACCCACCACTAGTTACCGGATACGTTGTAATGTATGGCGACACGGTATGCCCAATTGCCACATCGTTTGTGACTGGGTTAAATCCTACGTCTACGCCGTTAGGCGGCCCAGTTCCAGACGTGGGCGCGCCTGTTGGCAGCGTAACAGGGTTGCTGTACTTGGTCCCAAACCCACCAGACCACGGATACATCGAAATGTACGGGCTACCGGCGTGAGATACAACAACTTGCGTTCCATCAGCGTTCATACTAATACCAGCGCCTAACCCGGAGACAGTCGCGCCGTTGGAATACTTGCTGCCAAACCCGCCACTCCACGCCCACGCTTGAGGCGTACTATTGGGTGATGCGATATTGATGGTTAGGAATGCGTCTGTTGCTGGCGTCCAAGTATGCCCCGATGTACCTGCGCCGGTTGGCAACAATGGGCTAGATGGACTAGCGTACTTAGTTCCAAAGCCAGAAACTGACCAAGGCCAAACATGAACATACGGAATAATTGTATTACTAAAGCTAAACAGCGAATTGTCTTTAGTAAAAGACACCCGCGAGGCTTCGTTTGTAAGTAAATTAATAGATACGGTGGTGCTGTATATTGTGCCAAATCCAGACGCATCAGACCAAGGGTACGCAGATACGCGGCGGCCAATAACTGGCGTGGAATAGGCGATGTATTCCGATGGTATGTTAGCACCGCCGTAAGTGAACATCCCCAGAAAGCCACTCATGTCACACCCAGACCGAAGACGTACCAAGTGTCTGTGGCAACCTTGATCATGGTAGCGACACCGTTAGACGCGACTGATCGGTTGCCGGTAGATGTGCTGTTTGCGAGCTTAAGCGTAACGCCCGTTCCGGCTTGAATGACTAACGCCGTAGCGTTGCTGATAACGCTGATAACCGTGCCTGTCTCAAACGCTACGCTGCTAAAAGGCGGTACGGTTACGTTGCCGGTCAGGTACAGATGTTTAGCTGAATCTGACAAGACCAGCGTGCCGCTAGTGTTGCTTGATTGAGGCATGGTCCGAAAACCAAACCCGTACAAGTTACCGGCGCTGTCTTTGACCGTTGACCCACTAGCCAGACCGTTGATGGTTTTATTGGTCAGCGTCTGCGTACCCGTAAGCGTGACAACTGTGTTGTCAATCGCAATCGTGCCTGTTGAAACGATAGGACCGCCGGTCAGTCCCGTGCCGGTGTTAACCTGAACAACGCCGCTATCAAACGCTGGCTGACCAACTGGGCCAAGTTCCAGCGTGTTGACCATGCTATAAAGTTCAGTTACTTGCGACCCAATTGGGTCGTAATTGAAGTCTTCAATCGCGGTTGCGTTTGCGCCAGAGCCGGTCAGCGTGAACAGGTTCAGAAAGAACCGATACCATTCACGCGACATTAGCCCAGTGCGCTGGTCAATGAAGTCGACCCGAGGCGCAGGAATCTGCGTAATGTTATTGATGACTGGCATTAGGCGCTTGTCCCGCTAGCGTGCAGTTCAGCCCCCATAATGGCAATCTTGACCGGATCTGTGCCGGACAACTCGTACACTCGATCACGCAATTTGAGTGTCATACCAAGGCGACGCCAGAACACGCGCTGCTGATAGACGCCGATCTTTCCAAGCACCGCCCAATGCTCATTAGACCAAGTATGACCGCCATCGTCTGACCAGCGCAGCATTACTTGCGGGTCCGAGCCAATTGTCGGCTCGCCTTCAGCAACGCTGACTAAATAGTCGCCGCTCTCGGTCGTAATAAACAAGCCAGACTCAGTAAGCAGATACGTTGGGTCTGTACCGCCGCTGTTGTTGATACCAACGCCAGACTCGCAATCCAGTTGTAGGCTATGGTGCGCTGTACGATTTAGATTGTTTTGCCCGCTTGGCAACGCCCGCCAGGAACGCAACCATTTTTGGGCGCTACCATTGTCGGCGTAAACGTCTAGATCAAAAGCGTACAGATTGCCATTAGCAAAGTCGCCAACAACAATCTCGCTATTGAACGCCATCTGGCAGTTGCTGCGATGCCGCAAAAACAGACCGTTAGAGAACGCTGCCCGTTCATGCCACGCTTGTGTAGATACATCGTAGACCCACGTTGCGTTGGCTGATGGGAATGTTAGGACGTAGAAAGCGTGGCCTTCTTGCTGGTATGTGTACGCAACCGCGTCGCTAATGTTGCCGTACTGGGCAATTGCGTATTCAATCGCGTGGGTGCTGATGCGTTGGCCGGTGTAGCCGTTGGCGCGGTAAACGATACCCTGACCGCGAGCATCTGCGCCCAACCAAAACAGACCGTTATCTAGTTTGGCTACTGAGAATGTTGCAGCGCAACCAATTTCGTTATATGCCCCTTGGATTCGTTGCAACGGAAAATCTGCGTTTCCAGCGTCGTACCAGACTTCAACTGAATTAGTGCCATACAACCACACTTCGCGGTGGTCAACGATCATGCTAACCAGATTGTCTGGCGAACCTTCCGCGCTGGCAAAATCCAACGGATCAACCGACGTACCTTCTAATAGCGCAGTCACCCAAACTTTCTGAGTGTTGGGTTCAATAAATACAAAGTAGCCATCTAGATAACCAACAACCCCTGCGCCGGGAAAATTTACATCGGTGATCTGTACAAATACGTTCGTCAGCGAGTTGTAGATGTAGCTTGGGCCGTTACAAGCAATAAAGAGTTGCGTACCGTTGTCAGCCATGCTGACCGGCCCTGTGCCTGACACAGTACCCAAAAATGTCGCGGTGTAACTGCTATTGATGCTGTAAAGACTTAGCCCGCTAACAACATAGCCAACACCGTTGAACGTCCACAATCCTCTTATTGGGCCAGTACCAACGGTAGAAAGCAGCGTCAGACCGGGAGCACGGTTTAGGAACGCGGCTTCTTTGCCGCCTTCAGGAACAATCTCAGGAAAGAGATTGACCATGCGATTGTCAGCGGCGTTGATGCTCCGAGCAACATACGCCGATCCCAGAATCGGCGTTTTCATCAGTAGTTACCGGCGTAGACGTTGAACCGCTGGCGCGTTGCAACGATTGCGTAAGGCATTGACATCACATCGTCAGGGTTGTTGATGCGCTTCAGATTGCGCTTGCTGGTCATAGCAATCCGTTTGACCTGCTCTGATGGCTCAACGCCGAATTCAGGCGCGATCTCCATCGCTAAATTGTAGGTGAACGCCCGCAAGTATCCCGGAGGGAAAGCAAGAATGGTTGCTAATGTTGCGGGTTGCGACAACTCCTCAACGCTGATGAAGTGAAACTCCAACAAGCGCGTGGGCTTGGGGTAGATGTAGATGTCAATGTCGGGGTAGGTCATGTTTACGAACATGACTTGCGGGTAGGTAGACGTTACGGTTTTGACCGCAATTCCGTCATATTGC